CTCCAACTGGTTTTTGTATAAATTATTTTGATTAATTTTTTTCGTAATATCGGAGATATTTTCAAACTCTAGTTGTAAAGAACGCAAATTCTTTTCATCTTCTTCATTTATAAATTCTATTTTTAATTTTGGCAATAACTCTATACTCTCGAGATTATTGTTTGAGAGCCATTTATTAATTGTATCAATTTTGCCTTGCACTCGTGAAACATCTGAACTTAAAGTTCTAGACAACTCCTTGAATACATCAAAGTATTTTACATAGTTATCTAACTGTAACAAATCTATTAAGAATTTTTTTCTGTTAGTATCTGTGGCAGTTAAGAATTGTAAACTAGCATTAGTATTTTGGTATACAATCTGTGAGAATGTCTTGAAGTCTATTCCAAGTATCTCCTCTACTGATTTATAAGTGTTAGTAGCAGTATGACTAGAGATATCTGTTCCGTTTTTATATAGCTTCACTTTTATACTAGCTTTACGAATTACATCAATTCTGTACTCGTCATCTTCTACACTAAAGTCTATGGATATATCATAACCATTGTTTACATGCCTGTTCGGTATGTCTGCTTTTTTAATTCCTTTGGAGTTCTTATTAAATAATACTTCTTCTAGTATCAATGGTATAGAACTCTTACCTGCTCCATTAGTACCCACGAGCTGAGTTACACTACTATTGTCTAGTAGTAACTCGTTGTCTTCTGCATAACTAAAACAGTTATTCCACGTCAGCTTCTTTAGCGTAATCACTGAATACTCCTAAAATTTGTTTAACTTTGTCGTCTCCTAATTCTAATATGTAGCTTAGGTACTCGTTTAATTCTTCTTCTATAGACATCTCTTTACCTAGTATCAGAGTAGCTTCTGTTTTTCGTTTTACTACTTTCTTATCTAATAATTCGCTATTCTTAATATTACTTAGGTCTGAGACATCTCCTTCAATCTCGTATATTGTATGGTCAAACTCTGTTTGTACCATTTCAGCAGGGTCTTCTACTGTTCTTCTTAACAGTTGAGGAAGAGTGAACTCATGCCAAGTCCAAGACCAATCCTCATCTATTAGTATATATCCTGTCTTAACATGGTGTCTATGAAAACTAGTCGTCATAGGACTACCTGGATATACTATGTTGCGTTGTGTATTACTATGAGCATGTAAGTCTCCTGCAAACACAATGTCAAACTTATCAAATCTTTCCAAGTCTACTTCTGGTACTACATGAGGTGGTATCTCTCCACGAACATGAGTAAATAGTATAGGAGACTCAATAGATTCTATACTCTTTTTCTTATGCAAGTCGGCATAGGGAAGAATAGTCCACAAAGGTTTTGCCTCCGCACCCCACTCTCCTATCCATGTCTCGTCCACTACTTCTACTAGTGGATTAATACTTGCTGTAACTTCTTTTAAGTTTGTAAAAAATGTTTTGTTTTTACGAGTAGCCTCATGGTTACCATCAAAGATAACTGTAGGTACATTAACATTCTTTACAAACTGAAAGTAAAGACTTAGTTCGTCCATAGTGGGGATTCGGTCAAACAAATCCCCACCTATGATATGCAGGTCAACATCTTCTTCAATTTCAGATACTTGATTAAAAAACATCTGATAACGATTCTTCGCCCATTCCAAAGGTACATTCTTCTGTCCCAATTTTATGTGCCAATCTGCAGTAAATAGAATCATATTACGAACTTATCCTTTTAAGAAATATCGAATTCATCGCTGATTGCTTTATCAGGTTCTGAGTTAGATGCGCCTTCTCTAAGTCTGTCTAGAAGTTCTTTCTGAGCGTCTGGAGTTGGTCTTGTTAAGATTTCGTCCATAGACTTTAGCTCAGTCATTGCTTCTTGCTCTGCTTCAGTTAAAGGTCTTGGTTTACATTTCAATGCTTGTAGTTGATACTCAACGTTATAAGCCATTGGTCCTGTTTTCACTCTCTTGAAGTGAACGTCCCACCCTGTTTCAGGGTCTGTTGGGTCACCTAGGTCTTCTGCTGCAACCATAATTTGCTCTAGCAGTTTTTTCTTTAGGTTTAGTACTTTTACTTTACCATCGTGTATACACTGAATTGCATAACTCCAGCCGCATTTAAGCTCTGGGTGATATTCTCTAACCCAATCCTTCTCTACGTTGTTAAATGCTTCTGTGTTTCTATCGAACGATAGACATTCGAATGGTAAATTTTTTCCGTTTTCACCTTTTAGCCAGTAGACATATCTAGGTAAGATATCCCCGACCATTCTTACGATATTGTCGCCTTCTACATATTGGTAACTATCGATTTTATTTTTTTGGGCTTCGCCCTTAGCTTGATTAAAACTCAATGCCATGTCATTTCTCCTTTAGTGATTTCTTCAAATAGAAAATGTATTCTATCATTCTCTACTCGTAGTAATCTATTGTTTTTAATAACCTCTATCTTTCCTGAGAAGTGTAAGAGGTCTAGTGTAGTATCTTTTGTTTTTTGATACTCGTAATAGTTGCGCAGCGACGCGATACCTGCGTACTGTGCAATCTCGCTATCCGAATATCTCCTTCTTTGAATAAACAAACATTCAGGGTTAACAAGGAAACTGTGTCCATGAAAACTCTTTTGCCAATATTTATATATTCTGTCATTCTTGTTTACTGGTGGAAGTTTATACGTCAAGATATGAAGGATAGTAAGAATATCACCAACCTTATATTTGCTCTCTGTTTTAATCTTTTCCCAATTAAACAATATCATATATTATACCAAAATTATGAACTCGTGTCAAGAAATATTTTTCTATGCTATATGTCGGAAACATCATAGCCCTCTTTTATATAGTAACCCATTCTTGCATTAGCTTGCTTCGTAGCAGTTTTGCCAACGAGGTGCAAATCTAGAATAACAGGTTGAGGTTTACCCTCGTATACTCTTATGATTCTTCCTATAAGCTGTGTTAGTAGTGGGTCATTATTCACGGGAGTACCTAAAATTAGGCAACTAAGACAGTCTAGGGATATGCCTTCCGAAAATATACTTTGTGTTCCGAACAATATGTCTTTCTTTTCTGTAAATATATCTTTAATAAGTTCAGCTCTTTTCTCGTGTGGAACATCCCCTGTTACACAGATTGCATTACTGCCTACCATCTTAGCACAACGCTTTAGAAAGTCAACTCTATCGCTGACTACAAGAACCTTGTGTCCAATCGCGGCATACTTGGCTGCCATAAGTGCTACCATATTCTGATACTCGTAGTCATAGGCAAGTTGATTCACTCGCTCTGCCCATGGTGTATGCGCTCCGTCCATGAATCTTATTCCTGTTTTTACTACTTTTACATGAGGTTTGAGGTAGTTTTCTTTTGGTGGTTTATATACTGTATTCGAGAAGTAATCTCTAAATACCACATGACGTCCGTCCTTACGTTCCATAGTTCCAGTAAGTCCTATCTTATATCTCGCACGATTTGAGTCGACAATTCGTGTAAAGGTCGGCGAGGAGACGTGATGCATTTCATCGAGTATGATAGTCCCGAAAACATTGTGTATATCCTTCTGTCGTCGGTACAAAGTTTGCACATTCCCGATTACGATTGGAGCATCTATTTCAAACTTTCCACTACCAATCACACCCGCCTTGACCCCGAATACTTTTTCGCACTCTTTTTCCCACTGCGCTCGCAGTGAAAGTGTATGAGTAACAACAAGTGTTTTCTGTTGCAGCTTACCTGCGATTGCTAACGCAGTAAAAGTCTTTCCCCAACTGACCCAAGCGTTTATTATAGCGCTGTCGTCTAGTGAGTCATATACTTCTTGTTGCGAAGGTCGTAAAGTAAACTTAAAGTCAAGAGGGTCTACTGGCATGGTTGTTCGTTTATCAACTATCTCGTAGTCCTCTGGTATCAAATCCATTCTTCCGATAGGTATAGTAACTAAACCTCTTCTAACTACTGCCATATTCTTTATTATGAAAGGCGGGTCCATAGGATTCCTTGCAGGTATTGCATATGTTAGTTCTTCATCAAGTTTCGACTGATAAGCAGTAGTAACTTCCATGAATATTCTGTTACTTAGAACTGCTTTCATTCTTTCTTAATAGTGCGATAAGCTCTTCGATAGTTCTTATATCCTGGTCGTTATCCGTATCTATTTCTATTACTATCTTCATGCTTCGTTATCTATATCCCATTTAATTACATTAGCTTTGCCTCGTGGAAATAATTTCTTCTTCCACTGCTCTTGTCTATGTTCTGTATACCAGTTGCGTCCATCTCTTTCAGCTTCGTGAAATACAATGTTAGTAAATATAATTGGTATTACAACTACTAAGTGAACAATGATAGAAGTTACTATGTCGTAACCATACCAGCCCATATAATAAGTAGCTATAAATCCGAAGAATATTGACCACATAGTAAATAGCACAAGTGTAAAGTACGCTTGTATTGATGCATCAGGTATGTGTCTTAGCGGGTTGAATCGATTATCCATAACGACTCTCCAGCAATCTATAATCCAAAATAATAATTTTTTCATATTTTTCTCCATGTTGTTTTTTTCATATCTGTACTAAAGTTGTACAAATACGAGGGTTGTTTATTAATGTAAAGAATACCTGCATACTTAAATTGTAACTGCGGTGGTCTCTTTACCTCGAAAGGAAAGGGTACACTGTCTACCCAGACTAGTGTTAGTACATCTTTCTTTTCTACTCGTCTTATCTTTTTATAAATTAGGTTAGCTTTCATACTCTTTTCGTATCTGAAAAACTTACCACTAGAGTCTACATAGTTCTTTCCTCCATGCTTAAACATAGAAAGATAATCCTCTAGCATAATTCTTAAACTGTATAAATTTTTGTAGGGCGTTGATAATCTTCTTTTACCAATAGTTTCCCCACTTACATTCTTGTCGTCTATTACTTGTCCTTCACACCAGAGTATGCCGTCCCGAGAGACGACATCATCTGTGTGTACTACATAGACGGGGAACTGTATATCAGAGAGTTTCATACTTCTTCTCAAACTTACCAAATGAGTAGTCTTCGCCTATATCGAAGTCGCAACCAATTGGAGTGCCTGGGATAGAAAGTCCTCTATCTTTTTGTATGAAGTTCTGTAACTCTTGGGAGTATCTGTTTATCTCACAGTCTGGCACTTCTGCTAGAATGGAGTCATGAACAAGTGCAAATATCTTTGCTTTCATACCAGTCTTTTTGATATAATCATTCATCTCAATACCACCTAGTAAATTGACATCAGAGGCGATAGACTGTACTAAGAAATTAATACCAGACCTTACCTCATGTGAAGCTATGCCTTTATCCGAAGAAAACACATTAGGTAATCTTCTTTTTCTTCCAAAGAAAGAGTACATAAATCCATTGTCTTGAATAAATTGTTTACCATCGTCAAGCCACTTCTTAAGACCTGAGAACTGTTCGAAGTAATCAGCAATAACTGATGACGCATCTTTCATACTAAAGTACTTACCTGAGTCTTTAGTAACTTGTTCACTTATCTTTTTCGGGCCTGCTCCATACATTATACCGAAAGTAACTGCCTTAGCCATTTGCCTTTCCACAGAGTAGTGTTCTGCAATGTCATCGACATCGCCTGGGAGGTCGAACACTATCTTAGCAATGTTACTATGGAAGTTACCTCCGTCTTGAAAAACTTTCATCAAGTTTTTATCATTAGCAAGTACTGCTGCGCAATAAACCTCAGCTGTTGTTAAATCCATTGCTACGATTTTATAGCCTGGTCTGGCTTTTATACACCCTTTGACAATAGGATTGTCTCTAGGTATCTGTTGCATATTCATTTTACCACTAGAAGATAGTCTTCCTGAGGTAGTGCCATGCAAATTAAATCCTGTTCTTAATCTGTCATCTCTATCTAGCTGTGGATAAATTTTATCCAAGTAGGTAGATTTAATCTTTACTTTCTGTCTAATCTCTAAGATTAGTTTTGGTACTGGGTGTTGCTCTGCTAGTGTAGTTAATACTTCAGCATCAGTAGAGTCAGCTCCTGTTCCTGTTTTCTTACCTGTTGGTTTCAGTCCTAAGTAATCAAAGAGTAAAGCTCTAAGCTGTACTGTGCTGTTTGGATTAAAGGCTTTGCCTTGATTAATCTCAAACTGTTTTACAGCTTCATAAGTATATAGTTCTGCTACTGCTTCATCAATATTATCTTGCATTAGTACTGATGACTTTTCTAGTCTACCTTTATCAAATGGCACACCATTATCTTCTATGTCTACTAAGAATCTAGTGCCCGGTATAAGAATATCTTTGTATACTCCATACAGTCTATCATTCTTCAGTAAAGGTGTCTCAAACTTTTGGAATAGTAAGAAAGTACACACAGCATCTAAGGCTGCATAGTGTTTCATTACATCAAAAGGAATTAAGTCCCAAGAGAAATCACCTTTCAACATACCATGTCTTTTTCTATAGTCATCCATCCAGTCGTACATAGGTTTCTCATAGTCTCCATAAGGTGTATACTTTAGGGAAAGTTGTTTCAAACCATGTGTGCCTGGGTTTTCATCTAACATATAATGTAGTAACATAGTATCTTCAAATCTTGGGAACTTAAAGTTAAAATGATACTCAAAGAAATGTAAATCAAACTTAGCATTGTGAAATACTACTCTTTTCTTATCAAATAGTTGTTGTAGCATTTGCTCTGCTTTCTCATCTACACACTCTGTATCTATGTATGCACCATGATTAGGCTCATAAGATATGCTCATGCCTAGTATGTGTCCATTTCTGTTATACAATGCTGTTGTCTCTGAATCTAGTGCTATGAAGTCATGGTCAGAATTTAAAGCATTATCAAGAAATACATAGAGTTCTTGACTATCTTGTATTCCATATGCTTTATCAGTACCGAGAGTTACATTCTTTAGTTCTCCTTTTATATACTTAATAATATTATCTTTGGAGTCGTCCCATGTTCTCTGGGCTTCAGGTTTAAACGCTAACATAGCTGGGTTTATTACTGGTATGAACTTATCTTCTACTACTCTACCACTATACTCTGTTACAGAATTAAGTTTGGTAAAATATTTTAGACATTCAGAACCTACTAGAATTAACCAGTCATATTTATCTGTATCTATTACTATATCTACATCTCGTTTTAGTACTTTCTTTATTGTAGGGTCTGAGCATAACTGAAACTGGTCAAACTCAAATGAGTCCTCAAACAGTCTTTGGTAGTTATTCCTACTTGCTTTTGTTTCTATAATTGCTACTTTAGCCATTACTTAGTTACTCCTTCGTTTACACTCCACTGCCAAAATGTCTCATCCATATTATGTAATGCAAACTCTCTTTTGGTTGTGTAGTATTCGTGTATTTG